GATGGTGCTTGTAATTATAATGCTTGGGCTGATACTGATGATGGTAGTTGTGGATATCCAGGTGATGAAGGATTTGCATGTTATAATTGGGCAAGAGATTGTGGACCAACCAATATTAATATAGGTGCTTCTCAACATAATCAAGGTGGTTATGTACAACAATGTACTCTTGGTGATATGACTTATACAGATTGGAATACTCATCCAAATGGAAATCACACACCTGTAGATGGTAATGGAAATCCAATTAATGTTCAAATTTGGGACTCTTGGTGTTTTGATAAAGCAGATGATTCTTGTCCTTGTGAGTATGGACCTGCTTCTGTAAGATATGATTGTGAAGAAGTGATGGGTTTAAATTGTTGGTATCAACTTCGTGATGAAACAGGAGGTGGTAATGAAGAAGATGTTGTTGGTCTCTATATAGGATGTTCTTATTATGATAATGGATATTTTAATATACCTTGTAAACAAGTTCAAAGTTGTGAATATTGGGGTAGTGAATGTAGAACAAATGCTGATGGTACATATCAAAATACTAATTCCGAAGTATCTTTAGGGTGTGATATGTCAGTAAATGGATGTTTTGATACAATAAATGAAGTTTGTTCTTGTGAACTTGGTCCTGATCAAACTTATACAGATCCATCAACTTGTCCAGCAGGTTGTGTAGGTGATGGTGGTTATTTTCCAAATTGGACACCTTGTGGTGTAGATGCACAAGACCAAAGTAATTCTTGTCCATCAGCTGGAAATCTAACTTATCCAATGCCAACTTGTGAAGATTTACTTGGTGCAGGTGCTTGTGGTGGAACGGCTACTACTTGTGATAATTCGGATGATCATTGTTGGATGCCAAATGAAGATTGTGATTGTACTGACCCAAGAGATAGTATACATTATCAATGTACTGATTTAGTAGGTTGTGGTCAAACTGGGTGTCATATGGAGAACCCTTGTATAGACCCACTACCTTGTGATCAATATGCTGGTGGTCAAATACCTTGTAATCCAGTAGGTTCAGATACTGCTAGTGATTGTTATGCTGGTGGTTGTTTCGCAAGTAATTGTTCAAGTGGTGAGTGTGTTGCTCCAGGTGCTGTCGATTGGGAATGTGCATCAGGTTGTGGTCCTTCTTATGCATGTCAAGAATTTAGTCCATGTATTGCTCCTAATTGTTCTGGACAATATCAATGTGATGATGGAACAGAAGTTTGTGATAACTCAGATAACCAATGTTGGAGTCCAAGTGATGACAATTGTGATTGTGATGACCCAAGAGGTAGTATATATTACGAATGTGCATCAGGTTGTGGAACATCAGCTTGTACTACAACTGGTAATCCTTGTGATTCTGTAGGTTGTCCAGGTGGTTTTGCATGTGATGCTGGAACACAAGTTTGTGATAATTCCGATAGTCAATGTTTTAATCCTGTACAAGGTTGTGATTGTGAAGATGGAATTGGTGCAGTTTATCATCATTGTTTAGTTGGTTGTGGAGCTTCAGGTTGTTATCCAGCAGGTACTACTTATGAATCTGTTTGTGAAACTCCAGGACCTTGTACAGAATATAATACTGGTGGTTGTTCACAAGGAACAGCTTTAGATTGTCATGGTAATGGTTGTGTGAGAGGTCTTGTTGATTCTAATTGTTGTGATGAAGCTGAAATTGCATACGATAGTGGTGATGTTTATGATGGTTTTTCTTATTTTGATTGTGAATTTGAGTGTAATTCAGAAGGTGACAGTGGGTGTTATGAATTTGATCCTTGTCAAGGTCCTTATTCTTGTAGTTCACAAGGTTACCAATGTACAAGAGTTGGAAATGGTGGTGCTGATCCAGATACTCCAGCAAGTGATTGTGATTATCAAGACAGTTGTTTTAATATAGAACAAGAACTGTGGGAACATCATGGATGTAGATGTACTCATGGCCCAAATGCACAAGAATGTAATATGGGTCAGTGTGAGTTAAGATGTTCAGATTTAAATCAATACCAATGTGGTTTGGTAGATATATGTGATGGTGCAAATAGTACACCAGCACAAGGTTTTGTATGTTGGTCAATTAATCAATATAGAGATTATTTAACTGATTATGAGTGTAGTTTGGTAACAGCTGGTGGAGGTGGTAACCCTTCATCTGGTGGAGGAGTAGGTCCTGATCAATTAGCTGATCCATATAATCAAGGACTTTTTGCTGGTACTTGTCCAGCTGGACAGGTATGGGGTGGAAATGCACTCGGTTGTGTAGATGATTTTTCAAGTAGCGGTTTATCTTGATAAATAAAATAAAAATATTTGAAAGTTGGAAAAAAGAAATTCTACAATTAAAAGAGTTAGATAATTACAATGTTTATTTGGTAGGATCTTTTAATGATTATTATCATAAAAAAAATATTGCTCCAAAATCTAATTATAATTTTATGGATATAGATATTTGGATTACAGACGAAAAATATAATTCAAAAAAAGTAAAACCTTTAATTTTAAATATATCTAATATTAGTAAAAAATATGAAAAACCACTTACCACAGAAAATAACTTAAAGTTTGATTTTGTATATTGTACTCAAAAAAATTTAGAAATAACTCATTTTAAAAATAATGGTGTAAAAAAACATAAATTTAAACTTCTATATCCTCTAAAGCCTCATTTAAAAAATGTTGAAGAAATTGAAATGATATACCCATCTGAAAAAATGAATGAAAAATCATCAATGAATTATAGTAAAATAAAACCAACTCTTTTAAAAAAACAAATTGGTATTAATTAATTTTTTAATATTTATTATTGTAGGAGAAAATTATGGCTATTAAACCAATAACAGATAAACAGTTAATCGACAACACAACAGTAAATAGAGAAACACAAAAACATCAAAGAGATTTAAATGTTCGTGGGGGGAATGCATCAAAAACTATAATTCCTGGAATTGATTTTAGTAAACAATACTCTATTACTCTTAAAGACATAGATACTGCTATAATGTCATATATAAAAAATGTAATTAAACCTGTAGTTCAAGAGGCTAATGAAAATATTAAAGTTACTGTTATGTATGGTAACGAAGAAAGATGGAAAGCTGTTAGAAAAAGAGGAGTATTAAGAGATAAAAAAGGTGGTTTAATTCTTCCTTTGATAATGTTAAAAAGAACTTCTGTTGAAAAAAGTGATATGATACCAGGTTATGAACATGATATCAGAAGAAAATATACAGAGATAGTCAGAAATTCAGGATGGTCTAAAAAAAATAGATATACTAAATTTGCTTTACAAACAGGTGAATTACCTGTTTCTCAACATTTAGTTACAAGCATACCAAATTTTGTAAATATAACATATGAATTTGTATTATGGACAAATTTTATAGAACAAATGAATCCATTAATTGAAGGTTTTATGGAATATGATAAAACTTATTGGGGTGATAAAGAAACATATAAATTTATTTCAAATATAGATTCAGTAAGTGATGCTTCAGAAATGGATTCAAGAGGTGAAAGATTTATTAAATCAAATTTTTCAGTTACAACTAAAGCTTATTTATTACCTGAAGAAACTAATAATATTGTTATGGGTAAAATGAGTCAGGTTCAAAGAAAATTAACTCCTTCAAGAGTTATATTTGGTTTTGAAGGTAATGCAACAGATGAACAATTAGGAAAAAAATAAATGGTTTTTTAGTTTTTATATATATTTATATATGAATTAAAAACTAACGGAGGTTATAAAATGTCAGAAGTAAAATTCACAGATGCAGAAATGCAAGAAGTAAAAAAATTACAATCGGACTATATAGGATTACAAAACACTTTAGGTCAGATTGGAATAGCAAAAATAAGATTAGATCAACAAGCTTTAGAATATCAAAAAGCTGAAGATAATATTAAAGAACAATTTTCAGAAGCTCAAAATAAAGAAAAAGCATTTATTCAAAAAATAAATCAAAAATATGGAGATGGTAATTTAGATATTACTTCTGGAGTATTTACACCAAAAACTGCAGATGTTGAATCAACTAAAGACTCAAAGCCTACTCCTGAAGATTTAAAAAAATAAATTTTGTAAAATAAATATCTTGTTTGGGGTTCTAATTTAATATTTATATATGAATTTATATATTCAGTTTTTTGCGCAAATTATATAAAATTAATATCAAATAGGAGAACTCCAAATGGCCGAGAAAATAGTATCCCCCGGTGTATTTACGAAAGAAATAGACGCTTCCTTTTTACCATCAGCGATTGGTGATATAGGTGCGGCTATCGTAGGTCCCACAGTAAAAGGACCAGCTATGGTCCCAACAGTAGTTTCATCATATGCAGAATTTCAATCTAAATTCGGTGATGAATTTCAGAGTGGTAGTAATTATTATTCATATTTAACATCTATTGCTGCTCAACAATATTTAAGACATTCAAATAAATTAACAGTTGTAAGAATCCTTGATGGGAATTATACACAAGCTAGTGCTAGTATACTAACAGGTGCAGCTTCAACAGGTGTAACTTTTGGTAGTGGTTCATTTACAATGCATCACAATGATACTGAAACTACTTTTAGAATTAGTAGTTCAACAATACCTGTAGTACAATTCATAGGTCAAACTTCACCTAATACAGATGCTAGTGATAATAGTATTAGATTCTTTGATAGAGGTGCTTCTACAACAGAATTTGCTGCTAACTTAGCTGCAGAAATTAATGCTACACCAGCATTTGATGGATTTACAGCTGGGAATGCAGCTGCTGTATTAACAATATCTGGTGCAGCTGCTGGTATTGGTGGTAATGGATTATATGTAGAAAGTGGTTCAGGTGGTACATATACAAAACAAGGTGCAACTGAAGGTGGTACTAGTACATCATCAACTTCAACATCGTTTGTATTAAAAACACATGATCACGGACATACAATGAATAATATTCATGGTGTTGCAGGTCACGCAGCAGCTAAAGGTTCAAATGGTGAACTTACAAGTGGTTCAAGAGATAACATAAGATGGGAAGTAAGTACAAAGAATAATAATAAAGGTACATTTACATTATTAATTAGACAAGGTAATGATACTGCTACTCAAAAATCAATTGTTGAAACTTGGAATAATTTATCATTAGACCCACAAGAACCTAATTATATAGGAAAAATGATAGGTGATTCTGTTGCTACAATACAAGGTGCAGGTACAGCTGATCCATACATTTCATATACTGGAAATTATCCAAATAAATCTAAATATGTTTATGTTCAAAATATCAAAGATACTCCAAAGTATTTAAATGAAGGTGGAACTATTAGATTAAATTCACTATCTTCTTCTTTACCAGTAGTTGGTAGTGGTTCATATTCTGGAACATTTGGTGGAGGTAGTAGTGGATATACTGGATTTGATTCGTTAGGTAATCCACAAGGTAGATCTACTGGTTCTAAAGTTCAACTTTATGATGAAATAAATGCTACAGATTCACAAGGATACGCATTGACTTCAACAACAGAAGCTGATGGTGGAGTTTCTTATATGGATGCTCTTCAATTATTAGCAAATGGTGATGAATATGATATCAATTTATTATTGTTACCAGGTATTTTAGATAAAGAAGCAGCTGCTCATACAGGAATCATAACAAAAGCTATTGATGTTTGTGAGGCGAGAGGTGATTGTTTCCTTATTTATGATACTGTTAGATATAGTGAACAAACATTAGCAAATGTAACAGGTCAAGCTGAAACAAGAGACACTAATTATGGTGCTACTTATTGGCCATGGGTTCAAATAGCTGATCCATCAAATGGTGTACATAGATGGGTGCCACCATCAACAGTAATGGCTGGTATCTATGGTTTTAACGATAAGATAGCAGCGCCGTGGTTCGCTCCTGCTGGATTGAATCGTGGTGGTTTGGATACAGTAATTCAAGCTGGTAGAAAACTAACTCACGCTAATAGAGATACATTATATGAATCTAATGTCAATCCAATCGCAACATTCCCTGGACAAGGGATATGTGTGTGGGGTCAAAAAACACTACAGAAAAAATCATCAGCTCTTGATAGAGTAAATGTGAGAAGATTGATGATTAAAGTTAAGAAGTTTATTTCAGCTTCTTCAAGATTCTTAGTGTTTGAACAAAATAATGCTCAAACAAGGGAACGATTTATGAATATCGTTAATCCTTATTTAGAACAAGTTCAAGCTCAAAGTGGATTAAATGCTTTTAAAGTTGTAATGGATGAATCAAATAATACTCCAGATGTTGTAGATAGAAATATCTTATATGGACAATTATTCTTACAACCTACAAGAACTGCTGAATTTATTGTGTTGGATTTTACAATTCAACCTACAGGCGCAGCTTTTCCTGAATAAAAAGTAAAAAAATAAAAAAAGAAATGGGGTTTATTTAAAATTTAAACCCCATTTTTTTATATTTTAGATATTTATATATGAAAATAAGTGTGTGCGTATAAAGACACAAAATTATATTTAGGAGAAAAGATATGGCAA